CCCACCCTCACATCCGCAGCGGATTTTCATAACGAGAGGTACGTTGTTGCCACCGGTCCCCATACGAGTTGAGAGAGTTTGAACCTTTCCGTCCTCCTCAATTTTGACTCGTCCATCGTTGGGGTGGTTTTCAACAGCAACTGTATCAAGAACGCAAGGCGGATGATGTGCCTCTGCACGAAGTGTGGCGGTGACCTCATCGGTAACATCCATACGATTACCACCTTGGTCGTTGAGTACGATGCCGTTTCTGCCTGTACTCATACCGCAGTTGACACCGAGAGTTGAGGCTACCTCACCCGTTAGGTTGCCGTTGTATCCGTCAAAGCCTGTCGCTCCAGGGCAATTTTCAGTACCGCTGGCAGTTCTTTGCCACGAGCGGAAGCTCTCCGCAGAATACCTTGACAAGCCCTCGGACTTAAATAATATGTTTCCGGCACTCCTACCAGTAAAATCTGCGACAAGGTAGATTCTACGGCGACGTTGGGGGACTCCCCAGTATTGAGCATCGAGAGTTCTGTATGCCAAGCTCCATCCGTCTCCCATGTAGAGGTCTGCGTATGCCCATCCTTTTTCAGGCATAGGCACCTCGGTCCCTTCTTCAACGATACCGATGACCGCTTCGAGGACGGCTTTGAAGTCACGACCGGAGTTGCTTGAGAATGCTCCCGGCACGTTTTCCCAGACAATGTATTTTGGGTATTGTCCATTTGTTGCTTTCCTCATTTCTTTAATGATGCGGACGGCTTCATAAAACAGTCCCGACCTTTGACCATCGAGCCCATTTCGCTTACCCGCCACGGACATATCCTGGCAGGGTGAGCCAAAAGTAATTATATCTACGGGTTCAATCTTGCCACCGTCCATTTTTGAGATATCTCCGTAGTGTTTCATAAAAGGCAGTCGCTTGGTGGTTACACGAACAGCGAAGGGTTCAACCTCCGAAGCCCAAACGGGAGTAATGCCGGAAAGCAACCCACCGAGAGGGAATCCGCCTGAACCATCAAACAGACTGCCGAGCTTCAGTTTCGTCATTGTGTGTCTCTACTTCCTTTACAAGATCTGAGTAAGGGATACGTTCACCGCCTCGAATGACATACACGCCATCGGCGTTTCCGGTGTTCTCAACGTAACGGCGGAGAATAACGGATGCGTATTTTTCATCGAGTTCCATCGTATAACAAATACGATTGGTCTGCTCACAAGCCATAAGCGTTGAACCCGAACCGCCAAAGGTATCAAGCACAATCGCATTCTCCTGGGAGGAGTTGCAGATCGGATATGCGAGAAGGTCGAGGGGCTTGCTTGTGGGGTGATTTGCATTACGCTTGGGTTTATCAAAGTTCCAAATGGTGGTCTGCTTTCGGTCGGAATACCATCTGTGTTTGCCGTTTTGGAGGAAGCCATAAAGCACGGGTTCGTGCTGCCATTGGTAATCAGATCGACCGAGAACCAAACTGTTCTTCGCCCAAATGCAAACGCCTGCAAGATGGAATCCGGCATCAATAAATGCCTTGCGGAAGTTTAGCCCTTCCGTGTCCGCATGGAAAACATAAGCTGAACCGCCGTTTTCCATATGTGCAACCATATTGGCAAAAGCCTTATAAAGGAACTGATAGAACTCCTCGTTTTTTATGCTGTCGTTCTGAATGGTGAGTCCGCTTGCACTCTTAAAAGAAACGCCGTAGGGCGGGTCTGTAACGATAAGATTTGCGCGGTTTCCGTCCATAAGAGAAGCAACATCGTCTGGGTTCGTAGCATCACCACAGTAGAGTCTGTGTTTGCCTACAACCCAAATATCGCCTCTTTCAACGAAGGCTGCTTTTTCAAGAGCCTCGGAAAGGTCGTAGTCATCGTCCTTCGCCTTCTTATCATCGCCTCCAAAGAGGTCAGCAATTTCATCGGTGTCGAAGCCTGTAAGAGAAAGGTCAAATGCCTGGGCTTGCAAAGCCTCAATTTCAACCTTCAAGAGTTCTTCATCCCACCCGGCATCAAGTGCCATTCTGTTGTCGGCAATGATGTATGCTTTCTTCTGTGCTTCGGTAAGGTGGTCAACGAGAACACACGGAACCTGGGTCATATTTTCAGCCTTGGCAGCTTCGACTCTTCCGTGACCAGCGATAATGTTGAAATCGCTATCAATGATTACGGGGTTAATAAAACCGAACTCACGTAGGCTTGAGCGGAGTTTGTTAATCTGCTCCGGCGAGTGAGTTCGGGCATTGTTAATATAGGGAATGAGTTTGTCTATGGAGACAAGGGTCATTTCAGTTGTAGTTCTCATAACCACGCCTCCTTGATTTATACAAGGCCCCATTCGGCGAATTTTTCAAAGCCACCAATATTACGGATGAACTCACGTGCGGTGTTTACGATTTCCTCATAAGGAACGCCACCGACAGTTTCATCGCCGATTGCACAACAGAGAACAACGGGTTCGCCTGTTTCCTGTGCTTTGAGCCAAGCGTAAATATTTACGGAAACATCAGCCTTGGAGAGGTCTTTTCCGTGGAGACCACCGCCTGTAACGCTGTCAGCCATATCGCTTCCAAGCTTGCGGTTGGTAGCCCCTGTATCAACATCCGTGCCACCACTCCAATCGCCGAGCGGGTTTACTTCCGAACCGGGATAAGAGGTGCGGAGGGAATCAGAAGCAGAGTTGCTTTGGCAAATGATGAGTCTATCACCATCAAGAATATACTTTCCATCAAAGGGATAGGCTTCAAATATTTCTCTCGCAATACCGGAAAGAGCCTTCTGCTCATCGGTAACGGGAACGCCTTTGAAGATTCCATTATCACCGCAACGAATGCGGTCACTCTGATTTTTGGAGAGATGAGCATCCTGCTCAACTTGAACGAAGTCAATGGCAAGCTGACCTGCAATGCGCTGAACCGCCTCTATAACATCGGAGGTAGGAATGTGAACGGAAGTTTCTGCGATGATGTGGCAGACACCGTGTCCAATCAATACCTCAACTGCAACACGAGGATTGTCCTCAATGCGGTACGCCAGGTCAACAACTGCACCCGCGATTCTATCAGCCACCTTGTCCGGGTGGCACGGATTTACTTTTTCAAACATAGTTAATTTCCTTTCCTTGCACGAAGTAATCTTTCCATCACGTCATCTTGAGGATTGGCACCGCTGTATTCTCCGGTGCAGTTCTCACGGACGATTTGGAATATTTCAGACCACAGACGATTCGCCTGGGTCATATATTTATCTGCGATTGCAACATAGGGTGACTGAATGGCTGCACCTGTGGTGGGGTGCTTTGCCAAGAAGCCGAGTTCACTTGTTACGCTTTCGCATTGAATCCATCGAGCGCTTGCCATCGCATAACGCTCAATAAGCTGTGGGGACACAATAGAGGAGCAACCTCGCTCGGATAACCACTTCCATGTGTTTTCGTAGATGTCGGCGGCGCATAGTGTAGAGCCATCTTTCTGCTTTGCTGACAAAAACTCCGATGGTTTCGGCATCGACTGTCCCTCTAAATCTGCGGTACTATCCTTAAAGTCAATGACAGTTAAGGGTCTGCTACCTGGATTTCCATCGGAAAGTTTATCAACAAGAGGCTTTTTAGGTCTTCCACCTGTGCCAGGTTTAGGTCCTCTTTGACCCATTTTTATACACCTCCTTGATGATCGGGGCTATTCCCCCAGAAACTTTTGCATTTTTGCACACGGGAGCCCCAGCCCGCTGTCAAATATAAAAGTTGTAGAGATTTTGACCGCCCCTGGGGTCTCGTCAGCGGTCGTGCCAGCGGTCTCCAAGCTCGGCAGTAATTCGTGAATGACACGGCTTGCAAAGAGCCATCAAGTTGTCCTCATCGTGTGTGCCACCTCTTTCGAGGGGAAGAACGTGGTGAACTTCTTTTGAGGGGGTCAAACGCCCTTGCTTCAAACACTCCTCGCATAAGGGGTGTGCCTTTATATATCTATTACGAATACGCCTCCACGCCGTTCCGTATCGCTCGGAAGAATCATAGGTACGCTCGTACTTGTTGTACCGGGCGTTCATTACCTTGGTGTGTTCCTCGCAGTACCTACCATCCGTAAGCTTGGGGCAACCGGGGTAAGAACACGGGCGTTTAGGTTTCCTTGGCATAAAGCTTCACCTCCTACGGAAGAGTTCTTGCGTTTTGTATTTGATAATGTACCATAGCTGTTCCAGGTATCCAACTTTACGATATCCCATATAACTCCTCCTTCCGGGTATAACAAAAGCCCGTATGGTTTCCCACACAGGCTTCGTTTTATTTTTCGTCATTATAAGTATATCATAAGTCAAGCGTTCTGTTTGTTCACTTTGTTCCGATTTTCAAATAATAATCGGATTTTCTGGAAGCACCACATGTTGGAGGGCTTTGTTGTACCAAGACCAGGCGGTGGTTTTTCCACAGCACATAAGGTCACCAATCTTCTCGAAGGAGTAGTTGAGAAGGCAACGATAACGGAGAACTGTTTGTTCGTCTTTATCCGGTAGTGCATCAATCACCATACGGATTTGCTTTTTCAGATCTACGAGCTTGTCAACCTCCTCATCAATGTGGCGTTCCAAATCGATGATTTTTATAATGCATTTTACATAGGGCGGGTCAGTAGAACGAGTGCCTCCCGTCTTTTCTTCCCAAGAGGGGGACGAAATACTGCTTGCCATTTCACGTAGTCTCGCTACCTCCTCAAGGTCGGCGTTTATGCGTTGGTCGAGTCGGTAAGCTTGGCTCAAATATTTTTTTGCTGTCATGCGGAAACCTCCTGTCTGATTCTTGCCATAAGATATTCGCCGTCAACGCTCGTCAAGGTTCTGTACCAATTGGAGCGAAAGAAACGCTCGAGTTCATCCAGCTCTGAAGTGTCGTTACGGGCAGAACGTGCTTTGCGGAGATATCTTTTATATGCTTTGCGGTAGTCCTTGCAAGCCTGGATAATAATGGCGTTTGCAAGGTTTTCATAGGGTGTCATTTCTCTCATTTATGCTCCTTTCAGCGTAACCCTTACTGCATCAATAAGGGCGTTTTGCGTTTTTTCTTTTCTGTGAAGGGCTTTCAGAATAAGCTCGTCAATGGTATCCTCCGTTACAATATGGTGGATGACCACAGTAGCCGATTTTTGCCCTTGCCTCCATAGACGTGCGTTGGTTTGCTGATAAAGTTCCAAGCTCCAAGTCAACCCAAACCATATAAGCGTTGAACCTCCGGCTTGAAGATTTAGTCCGTGTCCGGCAGATGCAGGATGAATGACAGCAACAGGGATTTTTCCGTCATTCCAATCTGCGATGTCCTTGGAGGACTTGATTTCCCGTACATCGAAACGCGCCTTGATGCGTTCCAGGTCGTGTTTGAACCAATATGCCACAAGAACTGGCTTTCCGTTTGCTGCTTCAATGAGGTCTTCAAGGGCATCGAGCTTGTGCTTGTGTATCTCTGTGGCGGTCTTTGCAGCTTCGGCATTTGATCCGTAAACCGCTCCGTTTGCCATTTGGCATAGCTTGTTCGAGAGGGAGGCAGCATTGGAAGCATCAATTTCGTTTTCACCGATGGAGAGAATGAGGTCATCACGAAGGGTGTTATATCGCTCTCGTTCTGTGTCCGTTAGCGAAACCTTGACATCATTGAAGATGCATTCAGGCATATCGAGGTGGTCAACGGCTTTCATCGAAATTGTCATATCGGATATTTGGTTATAGATGGCATCCTCCGCACCAGGGAGAGGCTTATAGGAATAGATGA